TGGAACCCGGTACGACGCTATAGTAAGCGGCGACTTTGTGTTTGGCGACTTTATAGCAGCCTACATTTGGGAGCACAAGATACACGTAGAAAAGATGCTTATCAGCACCCTGTCAGTAAACCAAAAGAACGTAGAAGCGTTAGCCCGGCTTATGGATAAGGGCTACATTCAGCAGTTAGACATGCTTCTTTCGATTTACTTCTACGGAAACGAGCGTTACCAGCTTATCCCGTTTATACGAAGGAAGCTCGACAAAGAAGACCGCTTCCAGCTTGCAATAGCTGGTATTCATACTAAAATAGTTCAGTTCCTAACAAGCGACGGCGACAAGATTGTAGTAAGCGGTTCAGCGAACCTAAGAAGCTCCGGCAACGTAGAGCAGTTCACGATAGAAGGGAACCCGGTACTTTACGACTTCTACGAAGACGCTTTCAGCAAGGTTATGGAGCGTTTCGCAACGATACAGAAAGACATCAGACATCACCAGCTTTGGGATGTCATAACAAAACAGAAGTTTAATGATTAAAGGCAGAAGGCTATGATTACAGCGAGTTTTTTATTTTTGTTTGCAGTAGTGGCCGCTTTGGTTTTGGCCGCTTATTTGGAGTTTGGCGGCAACCCGGCAAAAGGCATCGTCATGAAGGCCGAAGGCGACGGCGGCAGTAACGGCAGCGACAGCGGCGGCGGCTTTGACGATATCGATTACGACTTACCCTTTTAAGGTTCAGCTATGGCAGAAAAGAAAGCGGAAAAGAAAGCAAGGCCAGCCGGGAAGTCAGTAGACCCGGCGAAGCTACAGCAGAGCGTTATTATTCCTTTGTCGCAGCTTGAAACGAACAAGGGGCAAATTCCGGGAGTTCCAGCCAACCCCCGGAATATTGACGTAGTAAAGTTCAAGAAGCTAAAGGGCAGCATAGAGGAAAACCCCGAAATGCTATCCCTGCGCGAAGTGTTGGTTTACCAGCACGAAGGGAAGTACGTTATTATTGGCGGTAACATGCGCTACCGGGCTTTGAAGGAATTAGGCTATAAGGAAGCCATTTGCAAGGTTATCCCAGCCGGAGCCACCCCGGAGCAGCTTAGAGCCGTCACGATTAAGGATAATAACAGCTTTGGCGAATGGGATTTTGAAGCGTTAGGCAACCTTTGGAACGCCGAGGAATTAGACCGCTGGGGAATAGACCTGCCACCGATGGACGGCGAGGTTAAGGAAGACGAAGCAGAGGAAGACAACTTCAACCCGGCCAGCGTCACAGGGAAGCCAAAGGCGAAGGAAGGCGATATCTTCCGTTTGGGAAGACACCGCCTAATTTGCGGCGACAGCACAGACCCGGAGGTTTTGCGCATACTCATGGGCGACCAAAAAGCGGACTTGCTTCTTACCGACCCGCCCTATAACGTGGACTACAGCAGCAAGAACGAAGCACTTAACGCTGCGGACAAAGGAAACAGAGTTCAGAAGGATATAGCCAATGACAAAATGGAAGCCGGGCAGTTCCAAGAATTTCTGTATTCAGCTTTCAGTAACATAAACGAGCACCTAAAGCCCGGCGGCGCGTTCTACATTTGGCACGCAGGAACGGAAGGGCTTAACTTCAAGCTTGCAGTACAGCGCACAGGCTGGGAACTAAAGCAAATTCTTATCTGGGTAAAGAACAACATAGTTTTAGGACGGCAAGACTACCAATGGAAGCACGAACCATGTCTTTACGGTTGGAAGCCCGGCGCGTCGCATTACTTTGTAGCCCGGCGCGACCTGATAACGGTAACGGAAGACGAAGATTTAGATCTAAACGCTTTGACGAAACAGGAGCTAAAGGATTTGCTGCAAAAAGTCTTAGATTTGCCGACTACGGACATACACGAAGACAAGCCGCTAAGAAGCGCAGACCACCCCACCATGAAGCCGTTAAAGCTCATGGGCAGACTTATTAAGAACAGCACACGCCCCGGCGAAGTAGTGTTAGACACGTTCGGAGGTTCCGGCAGCACTATGATGGCTGCGGAGCAGTTAGGACGCGCCTGTTTTATGGTTGAGTTAGACCCCGCCTATATTGACGTTATTTGCAAGCGTTACGAGGAACTGACGGGAGAAAAAGCGGAATATTTAGGCAACTTCAAGACAGAAGGAAACAGCGACAAAAAACAGAAATAACAGCGACAGCCAATGGCGAACCAGGAGAATATAGAAAAGTACAAATTCCAGCCCGGACAGAGCGGGAACCCAAACGGCAGACCCCGGAACCGAGTAAAAGAGTTCCGGGAGCGCATCATGGGCAAAAAGAAGGCGAAGAAATACTTTGGTATTTCCGCTTTTGAGGTTACGGAATGGTACGAAGCCCTTATAACGATGGATTTGCCGGACTTGAAGCTATTAGCCGCAGACGATACTGCCCCAGCCCTTGCACGAACCTACGCACGGGCTATCATATTCGACATGAACGCCGGGAAGACTACGACAATAGACAAGCTTACGGCGAAACTTCACGGCAAGGCAATACAGCGTATAGAGCTGACGGGAGCCAACGGCAGCGACATAGTAGCACCCCGGACGCTTACCAAGGAAGAAGCGAAGGAGTTTATAGGAGAGCTTGAAAAGGACTATTAGCGCATGGAGCAAGTAAGAGACATAGACCTGCTAAAGACGTGGACGCTGCACAGCGTTCTAAACTTTACGCGCTACTTCTTCAAACAGAAGTTTAAGCGTAAATTCGTCGTAGGCCAGCACCATGTAGCTATAGGCAAGGCGTTAGACCGGGTTCTTTCCGGCGAGTGCAAGCGGCTTATTATAAACATAGCCCCCCGATACGGAAAGACAGAGCTGGCCGTTAAGAACTTCATAGCTATGGGATTGGCGATAAACCCGAAGGCGAAGTTTATACACCTCAGTTATTCCGACGATTTGGCGAGAGACAACAGCCGGGGAGTGCAGGAAATACTAAGGGAAGACAGCTATAGGCGACTGTTCCCGGAAACAAAGCCTACCAGCATAAACACCCGGAAATGGTTTACGTCAGCTGGCGGCGGTTTGTACGCGGTAAGTTCAGCCGGACAGGTAACAGGCTTTGGCGCGGGCATAGTGGACAAAGACGAAGAAGAAGAACTTAGCGCGGAAGTGGAAGAACTGGCCAGCGTGGATGACGGCAACTTTGGCGGCGCGATAGTCATAGACGACCCGATTAAGCCGGACGATGCCCGGAGCGAGACGGTACGCGAGAAGGTAAACCAAAAATTCGAGACTACCATCCGAAACCGCGTGAACAGCCGAAACACCCCGATTATAATCATCATGCAAAGGCTCGACGAAGAAGACCTTTGCGGCTACCTTCAAAAGCTGGAGCCGGAAGATTGGGAAGTATTGAGCCTTCCCGTTATTCAGCACGACGAGAACGGCGAGGAAGTAGCCCTTTGGCCGTTTAAGCACACCTTAGACGAGCTGCACGACCTGCGGGAGAAAAACGCCTTTGTCTTTGATACGCAGTACATGCAGAACCCGCGACCTATTACCGGGCTTATGTACGAACGGAAGTTCAGCACCTACGAAGCCGTACCGATTACCCGGAAGCGGAAGATTAAGGCGTACATAGACACAGCCGACACGGGTAAGGACTTCTTATGCTGCATTATTTACGTTGAAACGGAAATAGGCAACTTCATATTAGACGTTTACTATACCCAAGCCCCGATGGAGGTAACGGAGAGCGAGACCGCCCGGAGGTTGAGCAAGTACGAGGTAGAGGAATGCATCGTAGAGAGCAATAACGGCGGGCGCGGGTTTGGCCGGAAGGTTTGCGAGAACTGCCGCATCATAGGCAACCGAAAAACGACATTCTTCTACTTCACGCAAACGGAGAATAAGGACGTTCGCATCTTCAACCATTCCAACGAAGTACAGAACATTTGCGTTATGCCTACCCGCTGGGATTTGCTTTGGCCGCAGTTCTACAAGGCTATTACGCAATACAAGAAAGAAGGCGGCAACGCACATGACGATGCCCCGGACGCACTTACGGGAACCGTAGAGAAGCGGAAGCAGAACGCCCAGCACTTAGCAGGAATATTTTAGTAACTAATTAAATTCATACAGACATGAACGAAGACGAAGTAAAGACCCTTACGATTGTAGACCTTCTAAGGGAGAGCACGAAGGAAGGCGCAGACCTTCCCGGCATCATGGCAGAGCTGAAGAACGGACGCTTAACCAGCGAGCCGAAGGCAGAGCAGTACACCCAGCAGATAGACCCGAAGCTGCACGACATTAACGACCCGGTAAAACGCCCAAACAAGATGGTAGTAACCGACCCGAACAGCGAAGACTACGGGCAAGTCCGCAACGTGAACGTAAACGCGGAAGACGGAATGCCGGAAAAAGGCGTTAGGATTGAGAAGGTAGCGCGTATAGCTTTGGCAATTCAGCGGCTTATCAGAGACCGGGCTGTTTCCTTCACGTTCGGGAACCCGGTAACATACAACTGCACCCCGGAAGGCGAAGACGAAGCAGCCGTTTTGCAGGCTATAAAGCGCATCTTCTACGACGTGAAGATTAGCACCATTAACCGCAGGGCAGCGCGGAACATATACGGAACTACGGAAGTAGCCGAATATTGGTATCCCGTGGAAGCAGAGGAACACGAACTTTATGGCTTCAAGACAAAGATGAAGTTCAAGGTAGCCCTGTTTAGTCCGGCTTACGGCGACAGGCTTTACCCGTACTTCGACGAGAACCGGGATATGATAGCCTTTAGCCGTGAGTTCCAGCGGAAGACGGCAGACGGCAAAATCCTGACCTTCTTCGAGACGTACACGAAGGATTTGCACTACCTTTGGAGCTGCGAAACAACAAAGGACGGACAGAAGACCAACCAATGGGAACCCGTACAGGGCTACCCGAAGCCGATAACAATAGGCAAAATCCCGGTAGTGTACGGAAGCCAGCTAAAGGTAGAATGGGAAGACGTGCAAAGCCTTATAGACAGATTGGAAAAGCTCCTTTCCAACTTTGCAGACACGAACGACTACCATGCCAGCCCCAAGATATTCGTACAGGGCAGGGTAATAGGCTTTGCACGCAAAGGCGAAGCTGGCGGCATTATTGAGGGCGAGAACAACGCGGACGCTAAATATTTGAGCTGGTCAAGCGCACCCGAAAGCGTGAAGTTAGAGATAGAGACCCTTCTAAAGCTTATCTACGCCATCACGCAAACGCCGGACATTTCCTTTGACACCGTGAAGGGCATAGGAGCCGTTAGCGGCGTAGCCCTAAAGCTTCTTTTCATGGACGCGCACTTAAAGGTACAGGATAAATGCGAGATTTTCAACGAGTACCTACAGCGGCGTATTAACATCGTGAAGGCTTACTTAGGCATAGCAAACAAGGCATGGAAGACAGCAGCCGACAAGCTTATAGTAGAGCCGATTATTACGCCCTACATTATTGAGGACGAGCAAAGCAAGATTAACATCCTTACAGCCGCCAACGGAAACAAGCAGATTGCAAGCCGGAGGGCTACCGTTCAGCGTTTGGGCTGGGCAGATGACCCGGACGAGGAAATAAAGGCCATAGAAGCCGAGGAAGCACAGGAAAACAGCTTCTTACAGGGCGAACCGACCTTCTAAGCCCTCAAAGCGTATCAATTTAGGACATTAAAAGGCCGTAGGGCGCGTTTTACCTCGCGGCTGGTGTAATTACCCACCCAAGGAAATAAAAGCGTTCTACGGCGTTTTTTCGATGAAATAACTATGCCGAACAAAAGAGAAAAGATAATTTTGCAGCTTAAAGGCTTCGACGCTGCCCATTACAGGCGAACGGAAGCCTACGCCCGTCAGATTGACAAGCTTTGCAGCCTTGCGGCAGCAGACTACGCCAGCCTTGCGGGTACGCTGTTCCAGCCCGACCAAAACAAGCCGTTCAGTTTTGACGATTACCCTCGCGCCCGGAAGGAAGCCCAGCAGATTATTAACGGGCTTGCTAAAAAGATAGAAGGCGTAGTAGTTAGGGGAACGGAAGCGGAATGGCGGGCAGCTTGCGACAAGAACGACGCTTTTATTAGGTCAATAGTCAGAACCAGCAAGCTAACGCCGGAGGAAGCGGCGCAGTTCCAAGCCCGGAACCTTGAAGCCTTGCAGGGGTTCCAAAAGCGGAAGGTAGAAGGGTTAGACCTTTCCCAGCGCGTATGGAAGTACGTAGGCGACATAAAGGACACGATGGAACTGGGTATAGACGTAGCGTTAGGCGAAGGCAGGAGCGCACAGCAACTAAGCCGGGATTTGCGGGAGTGCCTACAGGAGCCTAACAAGCTCTTCCGGCGCGTCCGTGACAAGTACGGGAACCTCCAGCTTAGTAAGGCAGCAAGATTGTACCACCCCGGACAGGGCGTTTACAGGAGTTCGGCAAAGAAC